GAAACCCTTCAGAAGGGTCACGCACATAAGAAGCAAACAGAATTTCATGCCCAGGAAGTAAAGGGTGCAGCGGCTAAGGCGACTCGTCAGCAGGTTTATGGCGACGGTGATGGAAAGTTTACAGATAACAGCAACCCGAAGGCCCGCGAAGGTAATACGTGGGGCGTCAAGAACGACGAGACGCAAGGTAAGAGCTAATGGCTGGATCGTCGATTTCAGGAAACGCAGGCTCGTCAGCCGTTGGCGTCCAGATTCAATGCGTACCTTTGAATTCCGCAAACGGGACTCAGATCCAGATTGCCGATGGAAGTGGGAACTTTACTTTCTCGGGATTGTCAGCTGGGATCTACATCCTATACGCAGATACAAGAAACCTAACGGTCGCTGGCGGAAGCGCCTATCAGGGGTTTGTTTATCGTCAGCCGACGCAAGTTACAGTGGACGGAGTCTCGAGTTACACGGGTATTGTGATTACAGTACCAGTAGCCGCGAACACACCGACGGTGGAAACGTAATGGAAAAGGAATCCATTCAACTCAACCTCGACAAGGTTAAATTGTCCGTATTGGAGAACTTCGCATCAGTAGCCGACAAGAAGCCAAAACTGTTCGGCGGACTAACCGCAACGACACCAGAATTTTTCAAAGAGACGCGACTGATGTTTGTCACGCCTCAGATTCTCGAGCAGATCAAGATCAACGCATTCAAGCGTCGTCAGGCGCAAAAGGAACAACAATGATTATCGAACTCATCATCGGTGCAGGCGTCGGAGCAGGTCTAACACTTCTAGCTAATCACGGCTCTTCGGCAGCAGTCGCAGCCGTCAAGGCCGAAGTAGCAAAGATTGAAGCGGAAGTCGTTTCCGGATCATTGCTAGCAACAGCTAAGGCCGACGCGCTAGCCGTAATCGCACGCCTCAAGGCGCTTCTTTAAAATAGGGCTTGACATCGTTCTTGTTTTGTGTTAGACTATTCTCATGTGGTCAACTCCATCAAGCTGGAAGCCCGGTCTGAAAACGGAGCCGAAGAAGCTTCCTCCCGAAAGGGTTGAGGCTTTACTTACAGCCGCAGAACGGATTCAGGATAAGTTTGATTCTGATCCGGAATTGAAGTCGTTGTACGGCGATGCCTTTATTCAACTGCTAGATACAGCTGTTAAGCATTCTGAAAATAAGGCTTGACAAGTTTCAGCCGTCGTAGTAAAATGTTTTCAATGTGGGTTTAGTGTAAGAGTTAGCACGCGAGGCTGTGAACCTCGCAGTCTTGGTGCAAATCCAAGCGCTCACCCCAATTTTTCTCTTGACAAACCTTCTGGTTTATGAGAGAATGTATTCATTCGGGAAGTAGGGAAGCCCGGCCGTTCCCGCTTCTTTCGGAAAGAAGAGATCGCTGGTTCGAATCCATCTTTCCCGACCAAGATTAGGTTCCGTGTTCGTTGGCGCAAGCCACGGCGCAAGCTGGTTCGTCACGGATTAAAGCGTGGTCCAACGGATACGCCACGCGCCTAAGCAGTCTCATGCAGACTATAACGCGTCGTTTAGAGGGTATCGACAAATCCTCAAAGTTTGTACGTACATTAGAACGGGGAGGCCCGAACCTCCCCGACGCTCTTTCGGGAGGGCGACATGAAAGTATGCACTCGCTGTAAGTCTGGAAAAGAATTATCTGAGTTCGGCAATCGAGTTGACGCGCCATCAGGACATCAATCTTGGTGTAAGGCGTGCGCAAAAGATTACAATCATAAGCATTATTTGAGTTTGAAGATAGCTGCTTTTGAGTATTATGGCGGACCAGTTTGTATATGTTGTGGGGAGACTGAGATTTGCTTCTTGAGTCTAGACCACAAGAACAACGACGGCAGCGAGCAGAGACGTCGAGATTGTGGGAAACAAAGCGGACGAGGCGGAAATATTTATTATAGGTGGTTGAAAAACAACAACTACCCAGATCTAGGATTGCAAGTAAGCTGTCACAATTGTAATCAAGGTCGATTTATTAATGGCGGCGTATGTCCGCATCAAGTTTTACGAGATGTAGCTTAACAGCAGAGCACCGGTTTTGGGAACCGGGCGGTGAAAGTGCAACTCTTTCTATCTCGACCAAGTTTATATGCCCATGTAGTCTAGTGGTAGAACGATGCCCTCTCACGGCATTAGCGTCGGTTCGATTCCGACCACGGGTACCAAGTTTGATTCGGCAGTCGTAGGAAGACGCCGTGACCGCAGTGAGAGTCGCCACGCTTGATCGGTAGACTACACCGAAGGGGTCAAATAGTTTTAGTGCCCAGTTCGTACATGATTAGTATTCCGCCCTTTCAAGGCGGCGAACAGAGTGAGAGTCTCTGACCGGGTACCAAGTTTGCTGAAGCAAGATAGGTGTACAGAATGCACACGCTCTTAGAAATAGGAGCGAGGATCTTCAGCATCAATGTTGCAACAGGATCACACTAGCTCCGGGTAGCTCCCGAGACGCGTGATGGACTCCCTAGGTGGTATAGGGTCCGGTGATCCAACGCTATCGACCAACGATAGCCGATGCGCCACTCGGGGCGCGGTGATAAGTACCGAGCCTTTTAAGTCCACCAATTTGTTCGGGTGGCAGATGAAGCGCCCTCGTGGACGTGACGCTCTCGCAAGAGAGAATGTTGTGCCGCGTAAACCAGAGGCGTGTGAATAGAAATATCTGGATTAAATTTTCTGTGCCCTGCTGGCGGAACAGCAGACGCGTCCGCCTTAGGAGCGGATCTCGAAAGGGGTGGGAGTGCAAATCTCTCGCGGGGCACCAAGATTCTGAGATTGGCTGGAACTGGAAGACGCGTTCGATTCAAAATCGAATGGGGTAACCCGTAAAGGTTCGACTCCTTTATCTCAGACCAAGTTTAGAGTGCGGGCTGGAAAGTACGCACGAATCGGGAAATTAGGTTAGCTACCGACACGGTGAACCAGCCGCCCGACTAAAGTTTACTGACCTTTCATTCAGTGGCAGGATGGCCTCCTTATAAGGGCTCAACGACAGTTCGATTCTGTCAGGGTCGACCAATTTTATGTTGAATGAGACGTAGGTCCGTAGGGACGGTCACTGGCGGACATCTAGCCCCGCATTAACACGAACACGATTGACAAGAGCGGAAGCTCGAAACGAGAAAGCGCATCGTGGAGTCTCCCAAGCGGGGGAATAACTGGAGACCTTGCCGTCCCAAAATTTTTGCGGTTGTGACGGAATGGCAGACGACGAGGATTTAAACCCCTCGGTCCTTCGGGACGTGCTGGTTCAAGTCCAGCCAGCCGCACCAAGATTATGAGAAACACTATTGTAATAACCAACGCAACACCGATGGGACCTGGCATTACGACGCCGCCTGTAATGATGATCAGTCCTGGCGCAACTATTGCCGATGGGTACGAGGGTTAAATGTCAGGATTAGCAAAGGGATTAGCGGCAGGTTTGGCCGGAGCAGCAGCAGGAGCTCTCGGCGCATACGCTGACAAGAAAGCAGCCGACAAGAAAAACAAACCGGCATCGTCGACACCAACAGCGCCAGCCAAGCCAGCAGCGAATGCACCGTCGTATTCAATTGCTCGCGACATGAGAACGACAGGTGCAGATACACAGACGCCGGACACAGAATAATATTTGCATTTGTAGCTCAATTGGCAGAGCACTCCCCTCTTAAGGGATAGGTTGCTGGATCGTTGCCAGCCAGATGCACCAAGTTTAGATTCGAAGACGCACTCGCTCCGAGCGTTGCACGCGATTGAATGCGAGATAACATCGCGATAAATTAGAGAATTAGTTCAGTGGTAGAACGCGACTCTGATACGGTCGATGTCGATTGTTCGATTCAATCATTCTCTACCAATTTTCAGTGGGCTTGGAGTAGGCTGGGAATACGCTCCGTTTGCACCGGAGAAAACGGGTTTCGATTACCCGCAGGTCCACCAAGTTTCAATAGATGACTAGCTCAACGGCAGAGCACTTCGCTTACACCGAAGGGGTTCAGAGTTCGAATCTCTGGTTGTCTACCAATTTCAATTGCGGGTTAGTTTAGTCCGGTCTAAAACGCGAGACTCATAACCTCGATATCGTTGGTTCGAATCCAACATCCGCAACCAAGTTTAGTGATCCAGACGAACGCGTCGGTCCAAATCCGGCGAGGAACTTCAGGACTCCTAGAGCAACGAAACTGTAGCAGCTGCAGGACGCGCGAGCGTACGAGTAAGGCTTCGTACGTGACTGGGTAACGCCACCGAAAGGTCCGCGCACCAGTTCACGTCATTCAAGCGAAGGCACTCTCTTTCGGGAGCAACCACAAGTAGGATAGCTAGACCGCTCGTCGTAGTTGGCTATCGGGTGTGGGCATAGATGAATGTTCGTCACTCTCGATGTTAGGGAGTACAGAATCCTGGGTACGGATCACTGATTGATTTGTGTGAGGCTTTATGAATGTAGAGCACTCCGCACGAGAGTTGCTCACGATGCTCCGTCATCAGACGGTTCATCACGATGACAAAGTATTTCTGAAGCTGACCGGCCCATCGGCCCGTGAGCAGTATTACGCGCTCGTTAAACTTAGAAACGAACTGAACAAGTTTTTGCAGTAACCCAAGATCCGAAGGACAGAGAGTGTATAGCCGTAGTCCCCGAGTGTTATTCATTCTGAAGAGACATCACCATTATGCACTCGGATACGGTCGCAACCGCTATTCCGGGCTGTACAACTCCGCTAAGTTTGTAGCGGACATGATTGATAAACGCGCATCCGCGAAGATAGTCGAGGTCGTTGACAACAACGATATCGACCGCGAGGTTTCAGAGTATCAACCGACGCACGTCATCATCGAAGCTCTTTGGGTAGTACCGGAAAAGTTTGAAGTGCTTCAGCGTTTACATCCGACGGTCCAATGGATCGTACGCGTGCACAGCGAGATTCCCTTCCTTGCTTTAGAAGGAATTGCGATTGAGTGGATTCGCCGTTACGTCGACTACTCAAACGTTCGGGTATCGGCTAACTCACCGCGCGCCAAGCGAGATCTCGATAGTATAGTCGGAGCAGATGTAGTTGTCTATCTGCCTAATTATTACCCGCAGGAGTTCGAAGCTTATCAAGACTCCGAATTCGGTAATGAGATAAACGTAGGTTGCTTCGGCGCTATCCGACCGTTGAAGAATCAATTATCGCAAGCGATAGCGGCAATGAGTTATGCAAATCGAAATGGCCTTATTTTGAACTTCTTCGTCAACGCAGGTCGGGTTGAGAAGGGCGAATCAGTTCTGAAAAGTCTTCGAGCTTTATTCGCAGACACACAGCACACCTTGACCGAACTAGGCTGGCTGAACAGACAGCAGTTTTTGGATACAATGCGGTCTATGGATTTAGCAATGTCCGTCTCTCTTACGGAGACATTCTCTCTCGTAACAGCAGATGCTGTTTCACAGGGCGTCCCAATAGTCACGTCACCAGAGGTAAATTGGGCAACCAGTCCTTGTCAAGCAGATCCAACCGATGTTAGAGACATCGAAGAAAAGATTAGCGTGGCTTTAGAGTACCCGAGATTCAATGTTGGATTTAATCAGCACAATCTCAAAAAGTATTCAAAGCATTCCGAAAGTATTTGGTTTGATTATTTGAATTAACAAAGCGGGACTGGCCTATTGGCAGGGCATTAGTCTTCCAAACTAAGAAGATCGGTTCGATTCCGATGTTCCGCTCCAATTTTCAGTGGACGTGCGGCGAAGACGGCGGGTCGCGGCGCTCTGTAAAAGCGACTGCCCTTGCGGCACTAGATGGGTTCGAATCCCTCCGCGTCCACCATTTTTGGGTTCGTAGCTTAATTGGCAGAGCCTTCGACTTTTAATCGAAACTGTACAGGATCGTTGCCTGTCGGACCCACCAAGTTGCAATAGAAGGTTCGTCTAACCGGTAAGACTTTCGACTGTTACTCGAAAAGATGATGGTTCGAATCCATTGCCTTCTGCCAATTTTCTGAGCAGTGATGATCTAGTGGTATGATGTCGCACTTGTAATGCGAACGCCGGGGTCCGATTCCCTGTCGCTGCTCCAGTCTCGAAGGCGACCCCAAATCCGTAGGTAGGTTGAAAACCCTACGCCTTCAAAGTTTTGCTTTGCTCGTCTAGTGGTAAGACGACGGTTTCGTAAACCGTAAACAACCGTTCGATTCGGTTGCTTAGCTCCAATTTTGCTTTGTTCGTATAAAGGTAGTACAGGTGTTTGGTAAACACCAAGCGGTGGGTCAGTACCACCACGAAGCTCCAATTATGGTAGCAGGGTCAGTTGGTAACGACGCGCCCCTGTCACGGGTGAAGTTCGGATTCGATTTCCGATGCTACCGCCAAGTTTCAAAGCTCTCGTCGACCAACAGGATAGGTCAACGGCGTTCTAACCCGTACAAGAGTCGGTTCGAATCCGACCGAGAGTTCCAGTTTGTAGCTACACAGTTTGGGGGAGCCACGATCTCCCCCGAACACTCTATCGTGGAGAGTAAAATGAAAGTATGTCCTAAATGCGGCAATGACGGTGATTTTTATAAAAGAACTAACGGAAAAGATTGATCTATATGTAAGTTGTGTCAGAACGAATGCTGCCGCAACCATTATGAAGCTAATAAAGAGCAGTATCTAAGTCGCAACATCAGATACAGAAGAAAACTTCAAGACACCATTAATGATTATTTGAGAAAACATCCTTGCGTAGATTGTGGAGAGGCTGAATTATCAGTGTTGGATTTCGATCACGTTCGCGGAGATAAGAAAGATAATGTATCTTCGATGGTGGCGGCACGATATAGTTGGTTGACTATTCGAAAAGAGATTATGAAGTGCGATGTTCGGTGTGCAAACTGTCACAGAGCGAAAACAAACGGACACCAGAAAAAGTATCAACGGACTTGTAGTTTAATGGATAAAGCCCTGGTCTACGAAACCAGTGATGACGGTTCGAGTCCGTCCTAGTCCTCCATTTTTATCTGTCGCATGCCGAAGCGAACGAGGCACTCGTCTGCAAAACGAGTCAAGCTGGTTTAAGTCCAGCACGGCAGTCCAGTTCAAGGGGTAACATGTTTACACCGACACACATTGATCAGTCAGCACCGTTCTGGCCTTGGTTTTGTTTCTTCTTGCTATTGGCATACGGTATCGCGGCAGTTCTCGGCGACTCGATCACAACGATGATCGGATTGGCAGCCAACAAAGGTTTCACGGAAGCCAACCCAATCGCTCGCTGGATGTTTGCTAAGATAGGGCAGTCACTATCATGCTTCGTTAGCGGAGCCGCCTATCTGTTCACGGCATTGATTTTCGTCAGTCACAACTACGCAGCCGGTATGGTCTTCACCGGAGCGATTGCAGTAGCGGAAACGTATTACGCTATTCACAATTATTTGCTTCTGAAGAAGCTCGGTATCAAACTTTAATTTTCAGCGAGTCGAAGGTGTTAGCGGCAGCACAGCGGTCTCCAAAACCGTCGGGTGGGGGTTCAAGTCCCTCTCTTCTCGCCAATTTTTAATAGGGATGTATGGATATCCTTCATAAGTTTTTGCTTGGCTTCGAGATTTACGGAATCGCAGCCGGTTCACTTGTAGCGCTATCGGCAGGCATCTCGGCGATCAGAACGATCATCGAGAACGGCAAACCCACATTCAACTACCCGGCGGATGTTCCGGTAGCCGAAGCTAAAGCAGCAGCCGAGGGATATCTTCACCGCGTTCTCGTAGCACTCGATATTTTTATGAACGTCGTATTCTTCGCCGGTAAGCAAGGCGAGACGATGAGCACACATGCATGGATCGCGTCACAGTCCGGCGCAGTGTGGGGCAAGCTGATGAATTTCTGGCTTGATGGTTTTCAACCGAACCACGGCCCGCAAGCAGCATCCGGGGATCTCGAGAGAGCCCAGGCAGAAGTCAATCGCCTTCGAGCGATTCTAAAAGTTTAATGGACGATTGGCAGAGAGGCTGATCGCAACGCTTTGCTAAAGCGTCATACTCGAAAGAGTATCGTGGGTTCAAATCCTACATCGTCCGCCATTTATGGAGTGCGGGGACTGATGGCAGTCAACCGTCTTGAAAACGGGCCTCGCTCACTCAGTGGGCGAACAGAGTTCGATTCTCTGGCTCTCCTCCATCCTTGTTTGGTGTAAAGGTTGCATACTCCGTTGAAACCGGACTGGACACTGCTCGACTCAGTGGACAAGGACCAATTTTCGAAAGCCTCGTGGCAAGATTCGACGGTATGCTTGCCCCGCTTTACGGTCGGTAAAAATAGCAACGACACGAGTCGCACCGTCAGATTTCTGATGCCAGTTCGTTCAATCGGTAGGACAAAGAGCTTTGACCTCTTGAATTGTGGTTCGAGTCCACAACCGGCATCCAATTTAGCACACAGTACGTTCCGCCTTATAAACGGAACCAGGTTTGGAGGAGCCTTAACTCCTCCAGACCGCTCTTTAAGGAGAGTCCAATGAAGATATGTAGTAAGTGTGGATTAGTCAGACCTTTCGAGTCGTTCTCGATAAAAACCAGTAACAAAGATGGTCATCAAGGACACTGCAAAAAGTGTGCCGCAGACTATCAGAAGATTTGGCACCAGGATAATAAGAGTTGGAGAATCCCGCAAATTAAGAAGAGGCAAAATCGCCTTCGGGATTTGAATAGAATGAAGTTGGTAACTTATCTTCAGTATCATCCGTGCGTCGACTGCGGAGAGTCCGATCCTATAGTTTTGCAATTCGATCACGTGAAAGGAAAAGAGCACGACATATCAAAGATGGTATCCAGCGGCAGTACATGGACCGCCATTGTTTTAGAGATTAGAAAATGTCAAGTTCGCTGTGCTAATTGTCATCTCAAAGTCACAGCACAAAGAGCGAATTTTTATAAGACTAGAAAAGAGTTTCAATTGCCAAATGGCGCAATCGGTAGCGCAGGGGTTTCTGAAGCCCAAGGCTAAAGGTTCGAATCCTTTTTTGGCAACCATTCTTAAAGTAACACGGAGAACAGCATGTCAGCAGCAACGACGAACGCGATGTACACGATTAACGAAGCGGTCAATCCCACGACGGTTGCAGGCGCATTTCCTCAGGTCAATACATCTCAGAATCTCGATCTACTTCAGATCGTCGGCCAGGGCGGCAGCATTCTTCTCAACGTAGATTATCAAGGCACAGTACACAAGCCAGCCTCCGCAGCAACAACCACAGCGGGTGGCATCGGCGCAACCCGCATCGGTCAGTTTTTCACCCGCTTGACTTCCTCAGCATCAACAGCACAACTTTTCGCAGACGCCTTCAGCAACCCCCAGCAGATTGACATCATCCAGGTCATCAACGAAGGTGGCAACATCCACTACAACTTGAATTATCTCGGCGTAGCTGCGGGATCTTAATTGTCGCGGAGGTCATACGTGGCGTCGCAAGTGTCCGATTTGCGGTAGGTTGTTGGAGAAAAAGAATCCTATAGATATAGTGTACTGTATCTGTGGATGGACTTGGCGTGCATTGATTTGAATTAGCTTTCGGCTCATTACCGAAAGTCAGACTTAAGGGGTGCCTAGTACACCCCTTGAGTCGCCTTACTAGGAGAAGACATGAAGAGAAGCAAAACTCATCACGGGGTTTGTTATACCTGTGAAGTTAAACTGACCTCAGATAATTGTACTAAATCTACGTTCTTAAATCAGTACGGACCGTGTCGTGGATGCAGTATTATTTATCAGAAAGAGTATTATCATAGAAATCCTTCCAAGCACATAGCAGAATCGGTGGCTTGGAATCGCAAGAAGAAGTTCGGCACAACACAAGAAGAGTTTGATCTGAGGTTCGCAAATCAGAAAGGGCTGTGTAGCATATGTCAACAGCCAATGATAGTAGGAAAGACAGTTCGACGTCCGTGTCAAGATCACAATCATGTGACAGGGCAATTACGAGATTTGTTGTGCAGCAGATGTAATACTTTCTTAGGACTCAGTTCTGAGAACATCGATATTCTTTCAAATGCTATTTCGTATTTGAAGAGACACGCAGATGGTAGTTCGATCAAAACTATCTGTGAGGGCGATTGTAGTTCAACTCCAATCGCTTCATAAAATGCTCGCGGGTGGGGGTTAAACTCTTCACACCACGGGATCATAAAGGAGTATTTCTTATGGCGGTTATAAACGATTTTCAAGTAAACGGGTTGTTTCCCTCAGTAGTAGGCGGCAACAGCACTTCAGTACTTTATTTCCCTAGATTGCTAGGTAGCTCAATCGGCGTCCAGTCGGTAGCTCCGTCAGCAACTTCGGCAGCTGGTCAGTTGGTCGTTCCAGGCTTCAACGAACTGAATGGTCAGCTCTTCACAGTGCGCGCCGCCGGTAACTTCGGTAGCGACACAGGTGATGCTTCCGGTACAGTTACAGTTCAGTTGTATGCAAACACTGGTACGGTGACTTCTCCAATTTATACCAGCATCGCAACGACAGGCGCAGTTGTTCCGGGTTTCGCTTCGGCAGAACCGTGGGCACTCACCGCGACGATGCAGGGCGACACTCTATCCGGCCTATGCGGCGGAAGTTACACAGCGTTCGTCGGTGGTCAGAAGGCTGGTTCAAGCGGTCAGAATACGACCGTTGCGCTGAACGGCATCAACTTCGGCGCTGCGGTTCCGTTCGGTCTCGTAGTCGGTGTGACGTTCGGCACAGGCAACTCGACCAACAAAGCATCGCTGTTCCAGTTCCAGATCACACAAGAGTAATTCCACGGGGCGGCTTCATCGTCGCCCCCTTTCCTTTTCTAGCCTGGCGGCATGCGACATCGTTCGCAGCCCTGGCAGATAGCGGTGAAATCCCGAGCTCGAATCAGTTATAGCCTGATCATTTTATGATCTCCCCAAACATGACAGTAGGTGAGTTAGTCGCAACTATTCGCGACGCTTCCTTCATAGTTGGGATACTAGTTTTCGGCTGGAAGGCCAGAGACATTATACAACCTTTGATTGACTTTTTCAAAGAAGCAAAAGCAACGATGTCTAGAGCAAACAAACACATGACAATAATGGAACGTAATGTTTCCTTGCTCATGTCCAATCACCTCAAACATATCGCCGCTGACTTGCACACTATATCAGGCAATCATACGTATCCCGAATTTGTAGAAGTAGAAGCCGCCGCAGTTGAAGTGGAGCAAGACGATGCCATTCGAGAGTAAAGCCCAACAAGGCTACATGCATGCCCATCCCGAAATACTCGGGAAGGAAGGTTTGCACGAATGGGATGAAGCAACAAAAGGCAAATATAAAAGTCTACCAGAGCACGTGAAGCACGTTGGACAACCGTCCTACTCACACGCTCGCGCAGCACGAAAACAAGATTAAGTTCGGCTCATTCCGAAGAAGAACCTCCTCGATCAGGACCACGGAGGCGCACTCGGGGAGTGATACCCGAACGAGACTAACATTTCGTCTTCCTAAGCCCCATGTTAGTGGGTGCAGATGAGCATTCGGAATGAGCGGTCCAGCAAAATTTAGGAGCACTACGATGGCGATGTCAAACGAAGAGACGCTAGGAAAGCCAGTCCAGACCGGTAACGGCGGATTGGGTGCGTCAGGCAACAAAGAAGCAAAGCCGGTGAAGACGACGTCTTCGACGGGCTCGAGCCTAGAGACTCTGGCTCACGGAAACTTTAAGCGCGAAGCGGTTCGTCAGGCAGAGATGTCTAATGAAGCGCAGGTAACGTTGAAGAAGTGGCAGAAGTCAAACGGCGACATGAACAAGTCCAAGCCTGAAGAGGGCGCTCGGGGTTCTAACTAAGAGGCTTTATGGCTGAAGAAAAGAAAAAGAAGCACGCTGGACATGGATTTACACACACCCATATCGAGCATCACAAGGACGGATCACACACCGTCCACCACCAGCACGAAGACGGAGCTGATCATGACGTCAAGCACGCTGCAGCAGGTCTCGACAACGTGCACGACAGCATGCAGGATCACCTAGGCTCACCGAACCCAGGCGAAGCAGCAGCAGATGGCGGCGACCACGGAGTTCCGGACGCACAAGCCGCACCAGCCGGGTTGCCGGGCGCAGCAGCACCACAAGCAGGAGCGTAAAATGGCGAAGGCAAAAGGTACGTCTATTTATCGCGCCATGCATTCGCTCCGTCACGGCGGGCTTCACCGCGCTCTCGGCGTTCCAGAGTCCGAGACGATCCCGAAGGACAAGATCGAAGCTGCGACACACAGTAAGAACGAGCACGTAATGCACATGGCAAACATGGCAAAAACGATGTCTCATTTCAAGCACTAATTTTTAAATAATTCCTCGGCTTGATCACCGAGGCGCAGACTCGTGGGCGTGCCTAAACCACGCCCCAGTCGCATTCTGTTTAGGAGAAGTAATATGCTCGAATCATCTTGGAAAAAGAAATTAGAATGGCAGAAAAAGAACAGAAAGAATAATAGACCTAGATACTCTAAGTATCACCGAGATTGGCGAAGACAGTTGCGGCGGGATGTTCTGGAGAGACTAGGCGGTCGGTGTGCAAGCACAGATTGTGCTTGGGTAAATAAGGACGGAAGTCATGGTTGCACAGACTGGCGCTGTCTTCAGATAGATCACGTCTTCGGTGGTGGCGCTAAAGAAAGAAAAACTTATGTAGGATCAAAAGGACAAACCTGGTTCTACAGAAAAGTGATGAAAGATGAGACTGGGTCTTATCAATTATTATGTGCGAACTGTAATTGGATCAAGAAATATGTCAATGACGAATCTAGTGGACAGACCTCTAGTTAAGAAGATATTTTATACAGCTATATCAGGGGGTTTCGCCTCTCGTTTTTTCGGTTTGTTTATGGGGCGGTGCACTTTTTTCGCAATCGCCTTCTCCGCAGTAGGATTATATGGGTGGCTGATTCTCGGACGGGATTTAACATCCTTCGCCTTATTTGCAGGTGCTATTCAAGCGCTTCTCCTAGCTCATAGCTATAAGCAGGATATAGCGCAGCAGCAAGCTCAACAGCAGACGCAAGTAGTCGATGTAAACATTCAGAAGTAACGGCAACGGAAGACGAACAAGGCACCATTCTCCCCGCCGAACCCCAAGGCAGTAAGATGAAAGCTATCCTCGCCGTCGTTTTGATGATCGTGTCTCTGTTCGCAACGCCGGTATTTGCGAAGGAAGTTAAACCGGATGTAACGGCTCAGCTGACACAAGCTACTCTACTCGTCTATCAAGGCAAGCAGATTTGCAAGTACCACACTGAGATCGACTTCATCTTCGAAGAGCAGGTTTGGGGCTGTGAGTTCGTAACTCGCTTTACGTGCACCGCTACCGTCGTTGATAAAGACGGACAAGGCGACTACGTTGCGCTTACCGCAGGACACTGTTTCGATTACGATGCTGTAGCTAGAGGTGAGTACTACGTAGCAGACACGCTAGTTGATAAACCCGTAGTGCACAAGATTGCAGTGCAGAAGTTCGCTAACGATGATCGTTACGACTATGCAGTCGTTACTTTCCATTCTCTCGAGGACTATCCAGCTATACCGATCTCTATGGATGTCAATCCTAAAGTCGGGGATCAAATCAGCAACGTCAACTACGCTTTCGGTTTGACTAAGCAAGTTACACGCGGTCCTATCGTCAGCGGTCTTATCGATGCTCCTGCCGTGCCAGATCTGAAAGACACGAAGGGTCGCTTCCTGGTAGCCATTGGCATCGGACCCGGCGCATCTGGTAGTGCAGTGATAGATGCAGACGGAAAGATTATCGGCATCGTAGAAGCTGTATTTCCGAGCACTCAGATGCCTACCGTAGTTATGCCGATGGGCAAGACGTTTAAGAATTTCATTCAGGACGATTCCGCAGGGCTTAAGCCTAAGCCACCCGGACCGCTTCCGAGAGAGCCAAGAGCTCCTCGCCCACCAGCGCCAACAGCTAAAGAATTGGCGATGAAGCTTCTGGCTCACAGCAATGTTCGTATTCTACTGCTCGTCTCTGGGATCCTATCAGCGCTATTAGCCGTTGGGTTGTATCTCCGAGCGAATCTAAAGGCACTCCGGTATTAAGGAACACCATGGCACAAGATGACGGCGGAGTATCCGCCAAAGTAGCAGGGGCAAAAGCCGCCCTAGCCGATACAGGGCCGAATGGCAAATCAAGTATCGCTACGAAGACCGGTCACACAGCCTCAGTACCTTCCATATCCAATGATACAGGCGGTGGAATGTACGAGCATGCTAAAAAGTATGCATCAGGTTTAATACAGAAAGCAAAGGACACCGCATCTGGTGTTCTAGGAAACGAAGACACCGACAAGACGGGGCAGAGTCTCGCTATGAAGGTGAAGAATATAGAAGCAGATAAGCCAAGCAATCAATAGTATTGAGGAATAAGTCCAATGGTCGACACGCCGCAGGAAGAAGGCGCATCGAACCTTTGCTACAAATGTAAAGTTCGTGAAAAAGCAAAGGGTCAATCGCGTTGCCGTCAATGTATCAATGAGCAGAAAGCATTAGTCAAAGAAGTCAAGCAGGAAAAGAAAGTCAGCCTCTCTGAAGCGAGAGATGAAGTATTAAAGTTGGCACAAGTAGATGCATACTCTAACGGAGTTCACTACAAAGCCGAAGCCCGCTCCTATAAAGAGCTCGGGCGTCTGTTCTATGGATTAGATTCTGAGTACGAGAATGCTGTCGAGCGCTCGAAAGAAGATGGTGAGAAAGTTAAGGCGAAAGAAGATCGTCCAATCATCCGTCCTTACGAAGCCGAGATCTTAGGGCACGTTCGTCAGTTTGGCCCAGCAGAACGTATGGCGGTTGGCGATGAAAATCTATCGTGGCTCGAGCTACGCGACAAAGCCCGTAAGGATTTGTACTGGCTTGCAAAAGAAGTCCTAGGAAAAGACTTATACCCGCACGTTCATCAGATTGTGTGCGATCAGTTTGTACAGAAGAACTTCGACGGCGCGTTCCCTGAGGGATACTCTCTCGGAGACGTACACGACGCCATCAAACGTCAAGAGCGCCTGTCTAATTATCCAGACGCCAACAACCCGGTGCCTACGCGAGAAATGATGTTGTTGGATCCTCGTGGCTTCTACAAGAGTACACTGAACGGAGTCGATTGCGTACAGTGGTTGATAGCGGTTCCCGACATTCGTATTCTGATTCTCACAGGCGACTACGAGCTCGCCCTTGGATTCATGCGCAGCATCAAGCGATACTTCTATCTAGCAGAAGGATCTAAGCCAGGCCCGTTTCATCTACTATTTCCTGAGTACGCATTGTTTGGCGTAGAGGGGCAGTCGAAAGAGCCGTTGATTACTCCGGCTCGTATCTTGAAGGATCAGATCCAACCTTCGCTGTGGTGCAATAACGTTGTATCTGGATTATCCGGTTGGCATTGCGACATTTGCAAAGGAGATGACGTAGTCAACAACCGTAACTCAAACACAGAAGACACCCGAGATCACGTTAACTTTCAGTACGACAGCACGTCCGATATCATCGACCCATGGGGGTTCGCAGATCATATCGGGACGCGCTACTTCACGACCGATTGGTACGGCAAGCGTCTGAGCCCAGACAAAGAGACCGGTGAGATTGTGCCGATCAAATTGTTCAAGCGCCAGGCTTGGACCGTCCAGCCAGGATTCGAAGCCGTCCCTCTCCAGCGCTTAACAGCGGAGATGGTGACTACCGCGTTTCCTGAAAAGTCAGATTTCAATTACCTGCACAAGCTTCTTCTGAAGAAAGGCGAGACCAGCTTCCGTAACCAACAGCTGAACGAGCCTATCGATGCAGAAGGTGAACAGGGGTTCATCAATCCGTTCAACGAAGATAACCTTCGTAAGCACATGTATCCGGCAGCAGCAGCCCCGCAGTTCGGGTCGGTATATATTACATGGGATTGGGCACCAACCGCAAATCAGAAGTCGGATTTTTCTGTAGGTGTAGTTGCGAGAACATATCGTATTCCCGGACCGAAAGAGATGTACGGTCTGGTGATCCTCGAGATCATCTACGGGAAGTGGAAGTTCTCAGAACTCGCACTTCAGATCGTAATGCTCGCGAAGAAGTGGAACCCGACTCAGATCGTTATTGAGAACTCACCCGGAGCCGAAGGCTTGAAGGTTGAGCTTCAGCGCACGGGCTACCGCTACGCAACGGCACTCCCGATCTATTGGGAGCTACCGTCGAATCAAGAACACGCGAAGCGCAATCGCATTCAGAGTTTGGAAATCCTGCTGAACGACAATCGTTTGTGGTTCGTAACAGGGCCGTGGATCGATGAGATGGTAAAGCAGATGACAGGGTATACGGGAAGCAAAGACAACAAAGGGCGGAAGGACGACATTCCAGACGCTATGAGTATGCTCCGTCGGTTCCTCCCTATCGGCTCAATCAGCAACATGGATCCAGTCGAGTTGAAGCGAACGTTGAAAGAGCAGGCCGACAAGGCGTTGGCTAAGATGCAGTACGACCGCTACTTCAATAATTACGACACCAGCGCGCCACCTAGAGTGGAAGTGGAGCAAGCACCGCGCAGCACGGATCCGAGACACGGTTTTGGCATCCCAGGATTACGATAATCAATGAGCGATGAAGCCCTGAAGCAGGTTGATGAGTTGTACGTCGAACCTGCGAACGATATCACTCAAGAGAATACGTACCTAGATAAAGACAGCGACACCATCCAGTTCCGCGATGACGCGGCAGTTAAGTTGGTGATCGACGACGCAGCACGTGCAGATAATTTCATTAACGTCAATCAGTGGGCTAGCGGTTGGACTCTAACCGACATCATCTATCAATCGCCCGCGACGCAATCGGTATTTGACGGAGGAAACGTAGGTCAAGCCAACGTCCCTAAGTTCATCCTGTCGAACCACATCAGCACAATCGTTCCTAAGGTGATGGGCGGAATCTTCTACGAAGATCCTCCGTTCATGCTCCGTCCTCTCCCAGACACTACGAACGACGATATTCGTGCGAAGACTGCATTGTACTCACAGCAGTTGTCGTTCATGAAGTTTGAACAAGAGGTAGAGCGTACAGTCACCCAGATGAGCCTGTTCGGAACAGGCATCATGAAGTGGGGCTACTCCGAGTACCACGTAAAGACCAAGAAGCGCGTGCGTACGGGAGAGCGTGAGACGATTGAGAATCCAGACGGTACTAAGAAGTTAATCGACAACGCGAAATCCGATCAGTTTGAGATTAAGCGCGAAGATAAGTTAGTTTCCCACCCGTGGATTAAGTTCTGCGATATCCGCACAGTCCTAGTCGATCCAGGCTGCCGTGTCGGAGACATCCGTCAGGCGAAGTGGGTTGTCTATCGCGACTACGCTACGTACGAGGATCTAGATCGTCTGCGCGATGTTGACGGCTACAACATTCCTGATGATGACGTTCTGAAAGCACTATTCTTCCAGAAGGCCTCAGGGGCTCAGCCAGACAATATTACGATGACTATGACGGAGGGCATGCTCGGCTACTTGCAGCACGCCGTACCGCGCAGCTACAAGACGTCATCAGATCCGCAGAACAACCCGATGGAGATCCTCGAGCGTTGGGATGCTGATAAGGTCATCGTTGTGCTTTCATACGAAGGTCACAACATCCTGATCCGCAACGAAGAGAATCCATACGCGAAGATTCCGTTCCTCAGCGCAAACTGGCGCGATATTCAGGATTCGTTTTACGGACAGGGTCTCGGACTTTTGATTGGCAGCGAGCAATTGGTTGAGCAGGGTATTACAAACCTAGCACTCGATTTGCTGAACTATGGATTGCAGCCGACAGCCGTTCGTAAGAAAGGCTGGAACACACCTACGCAGAACCAGCGTTGGAAGTTGGGCGGCATCATCGACGTAGAAGATGACGTCGACAAGGCATTCAAGTTCATGACGATGCCTCCAGTCCCAGGCGAAGCGTGGCAGTTCATTCAGCAGGCTCAGACTACCGCCGCAACAGCGTCGGGAGCCAACGAGTTCGTTGAGCAAGGCGCTAGCGCGTCCGGCACAAAGACTACAGGTATGCGTTCCGCAACCGGAGCATCAGCCGTCATTCAGGCTAACGCATCTCGTCTAGATGGCCCGACGTCTCGCTTTACACGTCAGATATTTGAACCATGGATGTACATCATGGATGAGTTGGTCAACGACTTATTGCCTACTCAGGTTATGCGCGAGATCCTTGGCAAGAAGCTAGGCGATGATTTTCAACTAGATCATGAGTCATTCAGAAACGCCGAAGTGGAATTCGAAGCACTAGTCGGATCAAAACTCGGCGCGAAGAAGTCGATGGCGCAGTTCTTGCCTATCGCACTTCAGATGATGACGACACCAGCATTCACGAAGAGTATTAACGATGGCGGCTACACGTTCGACGGACCGGCTATATTCCAGTCGTTCGCAGATGCGGCAGGATTCAAATTCAGCCAGCCGTTGATGAGAAAGTTTACACCGCAGGAACAGCAAGCCTATCAAGGCAATCAACCAGCCGCGATCCAGCAGAAGCAGTTGGCAGCCCAGCAGGCGGCACAGCAAGCACAGTTCCAGCATGAAAAGGAACTAGAGGATATGAAGCAGCTAGGCAAGGCTGGCGCAGAAGTATTGCGTGCGTCTACCGAGCATGCCTTAAATTCGGAGTTAACCGGCACCCCCAGCAGCAGCGGGTTTGGTGCTGATCAAACAATATAAGGACAACCAATGAGAATAGATACAC